CTCCGCCATCTTTTGATTCTCCATTGAGAAGGTTATGGTACTGCTTATTAATTCGCTGAATAATTGACAAAAAAAAAGCATACAGCTATATACTTCTATGAATTTTGCCCCTAGCAAATTATCCGCTACCACATCATGAGGAACTACCCCATAGCCCTGATACTTATCTCCTTGCATTGGTAGAAAGAAACAGGCAGCAATCTTATTCAACTGCATGATCTCCCCACTAAAAGCTAGGATGTCAATGTACTGCCCTGCCGTGATCTCGTGTAGTTCAAAGCAGAATTTATACCTATTCTCACCTACCTGCAAATAGTCTACAGGTTTGGTCTCTGGAATGTTATCAAAGAAAGCCAACTTCTCAGCGTACTCGTGCATGAGATCTCTGTACTTGAAATCATCATAGTACTGTTCATCCTTTCCCTCCACGATTGCAAGCATCTTCTGCTGCTTCTCGATTATGTTCAGGTTAGCGTTTGCCTCGATATCGTACAGGCTAATGAACTGCCCGACAGTCAATTTATCCCACATAGTTTTAAATATATTTTTTTGGTTTGATGTATCTATCTGAAGGAGTACTTCCCTAGATGGCTATTCGAGATCTTATTCACCACCGAATACCTGAGAGCATCCAATGCGTGATTGAAATTATCCACGGGCTTATTGGTCATCTGCCCATTCTTATCTTCGATATACTTGTAGTTCCTTAGTTCCTTGATCAGGTTGTAGCTTCCTTCCGTTGCATAAAGGTTGTATCTGCGTATGATGTCTATACCTAGATTGATAGCACCCTTCACCACGGGCTTCACATTCCATCCCATCCGGTAAATCTCTTCAATGCTTTTAGGTTCGGCTGAATCGGCAAATATTTCATTCTGCTTTTCAAGTCCTAGGCTCTGCATCTCTTTGGCTATGTCTTGGTTGGTCATCCCGGTACGATAGATCAATTCATCGACATACATAGCATCATCTAGGATGTAAGTCCGAACCAATGCCGTAGGATCATTTGAGAATCCAAAGTCAAGACCATAGGCTACTAGCTTAGCTTCCTTGGGGATTTGCTTGCAAGTGCTAAAGGTATATACTAGGGATCTGCTTTGACCCCTTTCTCCTAGCCCGTAGACCCTCCAATAGTTTTCATCTATCTCTTTGAGCCTTTCAATTTCTGCTTTGATTTCTGCCCCTAAAAATGGGTTATCCTTGTAGGTGGTTTGATAGAACTCGACATCCTTTCTAGGAAGCACCTGATCATAGATCCAATGAAATTCTTCCGAAGGGTTGAAGTCAATGATCACCTTTTCATTAGTACGGAAAAGAAGCTGCTGCCAATCTTCAAAGGTCAGTTCGTTTGCCTCATTTGCGAAAAGCAGATCTCTCTTTCTACCCCTGATCTTTTGAGGCATATCAAGGGAGATGAATTCAATGGTGTTGCCGTTTAGCTTGTATTCAGATGCAGTCTTTGAGTGATCATCTTCTGAGTAGATTTCGTGATCCTTGAGGATGGTTAAAAAGTCACGCATGACAGTACCCCTCAAAGCAGGGTAAGTCTTTCGGCAGATCGTGATAATCTTCCCGGTGTTCTTTTCGCAGTATGAAAAAATAATCCAGAGAAGGATATTGTAGGTCTTCCCTGATCTAGTGCCACCTTGCTGAACTACTATCTTGCTTTTGCTAGTCTCAAGGTGACGGAATACCTTATTTGTTTTGATGCTAGATACTGTCATCCACTATCTTAACTTCAAATATTTTTTGACCCTTTGAAGTGATATCTGTTTTTTGCTCAATCTTACCATGAGCCGAATCCATAAGTTCTTTATACGCTTGGACATCGCCTTCCCTAGCCTTTTTGATTAGGGCTAAGGTCATCATGTCCTGCTGTTCTAATTCTTCAGTTTGACCCGTTATAGGGTTTTTCTCTTTCATCTTTACTTCGAGCCATTCCCGTACTAGGGTAGAACGATTTCTAGCCCCTTTCGGTCTTCCGTTGGGGTTACCACTTTCACCGGGTTGAAACTTGTATTGCTCTATATTTTCGGGGTTTGGCATCGCTGTATTTTCGGTGTTTAATCTAGTTTTTCGTTTCCTTGTTCTAGGACTTCAGGTTCTTCTACTTCCTTTTCTACTAATTTGTTTGCTATCCCTGCATCATCTAGCAACTTCTTAAATAAGTATGCAAGTTGAAAGATTCCTTCTTCTTCATCTAGGGTGATACTTACTACCTTCTTAGGGCTGTTGAAATTCAATTGGAAATTTGACATGGTTTGTGGTTTTTAAAATGGTAGATCGTATTCTTCGGCTTGGTAAGGAGCAGGTGCAGTAGGCATTTTGTTAACCTTTGGGTTACTATTTTCCTCCTTTTTGTAATCGTTTAGGGTAATAGCCACATCCTTGCCGTACTCATTAGGCTGATCATAGATATTGATATTCAGGTTGACATACTTCTTCCCGTTGTAGGTGTAAGAGTGCGCCTCAGCATCGGATAAGCAGATCGCAGCCGTGAGCCATGACCCGCTTCTTTTCTTTCCGTTGCCTAGTCTAATTTTTGGTTTGTTGTCCATGTGTTTATTTGGTTGGTTTTCTTCTTCTCTTGATAGGCTTGTTTTCAATTACCGGTGCTTCTGTAGTGAATGCTACCTCTACCTCCTGCAAAGCCTGTGCTGCTTCCTCTTCCTGCTGCTTTCTATACCATGTAGTATTCTGATCATTGGTGTACCACCCATATAGGTAGTTCACTAGTTCTGCTCTACATTGACTGCACCAATGTGAAAAATTATGCTTTGGATTGACATAGGTCATGTATAATTGAATCAATTCATTGTATACTTCCTTGGAATAGTTGCGGATGAATGCGTGCTTCTTGTAGCACTCATATAGATGAAAGTGCTTCTTAAATACTTCGTGATCTTCAGGTGTCATAGTTCAAATTTATTAGTGAAATGATCCTCCACATATAGGTACATGAAGGGTACTGCGCTGCTTATAAATATTGCAGAAAGCAAATCCGTTTTTAAGATTAGAAAAAAGAGACTAATCCAAAAGGATATACAGAAGGAACAAGAAAAAGGTTTGACCAAATTCTTTCCCGTGACTTTCTTAAAAAATTTAGGAAAGTTTAAGATGTAGAAGTAGATTAAGGTTATTCCGATTGATCCTAATATACTAGCTGCTGCTTGATACATTTTCTGATGTTTTTAATTGTGATGAAAATTGAAGTATGCGGAATGCCTGTCTGCTTTGATACCTTCCTCACAGATCCTAGTTCCACATACATCTTGAGAATCTCTTGATCGTACCAATACAGGGATTCAATGATCTTTGAAATTGAGTCTGCTACTGCTTGGCTATTATCTATTTCTTCTTCTTCTTTGATGAACTTGACTATATCCTCCACGGGAACAAGGGTTGCATACATCCTTCCGAACTTCCCGTATTTGCTATTGGTTTGATTGCAGCATATCCGAACTATCCAAAACTTAAATACCTGCTTTCCTTTGGCTTCTAGTTCCTTGAGTTTGGCTTGATCGTAGTCTAGGACTATCACCGCTACTTCTTGCCGTAGATCTTCCCATAGGTCTTTACCTATGTTCTGGAATACATATTTAAACTCTTGATCATATAGCCATTCAATCACTTTCATTTAAGGCTTATTACTTCCCCGGTAGGCTGCCCTGAATAATCGCATAGCCATCCGTTCCATTCAAAGCGTACTTCCTTCTCTCTGCCGTTATATGAAGATGCTAGGAGTCTTATCTGCCTCTGTACTATCTCAATACTTTGAAAGCTGCCTCTCCCTTTATTCATCCACTTAGACCATTCCCCATTTGAAAGCCTGTACCGGATCTCAAGGGAATAATCTAGTTTCGATTTGGGAAGCATTCTAGGCATTCTATTTCTTTTCTCTGATCACTACTTCAAGACCTACTGCCTCACATATCATTCTAAGATTGAATAGGCTGATTGACTCCCATCCATTTTCTACTTGGTTGATAGGTGCATGGCTTATACCTAGCTTCTTGCAAAGTTCTAGCTGTGTAAATCCGCTTTTCTTCCTTGCTTGTCTTATTAATCTTCCTTCTTCTAAACTCATTTGGCTTGTTATTTTTTACGAATATAGGATAAAAATTAATATCCAATTTTAAAGGGTGAATTTTGTCTAAAATAGAGTAAGTTGCTTTTTATGTTGCTCAAATCTTTTATTTCCTTGGTCAAAATAATCCTTATCTAGTTCAATAACATCCAATTTAAAACCAAGATTAAAACAAGCAATTCTACTGGATTGGCTGCCTCCATGAGTGTCAAGTATTTTATCTCCTTCTTTTGCGTAATTTATTAACAGCCATTCGTAAAGGCTTACAGGCTTTTGCGTTGGGTGAATCCTTTCAGGTTGATTTGGATTTTTTTTAAATATTCTTGTTCCGCCTTTATAAACCCAAGCATATTCTGCCTCTGCAAAATCTCTTCCGTACATTGTCTCACCTTTATCCCAAATTGCAAAATATTGAGATGGTGGTAATCCAAAATAATTACCCCCCCAAATAATTTGATTTTTTGATATTCTAAAAAGTTCTTTAAAATATCCTAAATCTGGAATTGAACTATCCCATTTTTTATTATCCTTATTAAAAACAGAATTTCCCATATTCATATTATTCCTATCAATCCCATAAGGAGGATCTACTATTGCCAAATCATAAAACTTATCTGGAACGCTTGCCATAAATTCTAGGCAGTCAATATTAAAAGATTTTGTTTTATCCTGTTTCATATTTAAAAAGGTAACATTTTATAGATCCCCATGTGAATAAATTCTTCTCCCTTCTTCACTATGCACTTCCTCACATTCAATTCATAGACCATCTTATCATCAAAGCC